GAAGAGTCGTGATAGCACTAAGGTATCTACAATCTTCTTGTCAAACAAATCAATTCCGGCAACCTTTTTAATTGCAGGGATGTCATAGCCTATCAGGTTGTGGCCGATCAGTTTAGTTGCAGACGATAACATATCGTAACCTTCTTGCAATTGTGTGTTGTCGAACGTAAACACATCCTTTGTATCAACGTCTTGTGCCACAATACAGTGTATCTTCGTGGGGTCTAAGCCGTCTGCTTCTATATCAAATACTAAGTTACTCATATATTTCACCTGATCTGTTAGCGTAGTAATCTTTTAGATTCTGTTCTTTCTTTTTATCTTTCCACACATTACTTGGACTTCGAGAATCTTCAAGCATTTCCTCATAGTATTGTTGAAGAACATCGTGCTGTATTGCGAAACACATTCCTTTTTTTGTGTAGTGCGCCCAATCAAGAATGCCCACAGGTCTAAAGCTTGTTTTAGTTTTAGCTATTACAAAACCGTTAAAGATTCTACCTTTAGGAGTATGAGTTGACTCATATATTAAGTCGGGAGCTATTTTACGTAGTTGTCTAAGCACACTATCAAATGCGTAAGTGCCAGTAGGGAACTTTTTCATATTATATCTCCGTCAAACTGAGCCGCGTCATAATCATCTAACTCTCGTAGCCGCCCTGTCGCGCCATCATACAACAGGTTAGTAGCAACGCCAACATCTCCAGTGTACCTAGACTTCAGCACCCTAACCTTGGTGGTCGATGCCTCTATCTCATCGTCTGATTGTTGGTTGCGTTCAAGGCTGATAACACAATCACTTAGCTGAGCAATACTCTGGCTACCTCTAAGGTGATTAAGCCCTGTCTCTATGCCGTTCTCGTGGCCCCTGTTGCCGTCTACTCTACGCAAATGTGACACTAGTATCATACCACAGCCTGTCTCCTCTACCATAGTCCTGAGTCGATGCATGATCTGGTCGATAGCTTTACGCTCGTCATTCTCAAGTGTAGACAATACAAGCATGTGGAGGTGGTCAACTACAATCCATTTACAATCTAGACCTATGATCATATAGCGTAGCTTACTAAAGATGTCTTCAAGGTTATTGACTCCGTGGTGTGCGTGAATCCAAACGCGCCCCTCGTTCTCGCCCATAAACACTTTCTTAAAGCACTCGTCTAGTTGTTCATCAGTGTACTGAGACTTAACGCTGTCAAGGTGTAGCTTAGCGTTAGCCTCGACTGCCATGATACCTTCGGCAGTGCGTGACCAGTTCTCCTCAAGAGCCACAACGCCTACATTATCTTCGGTGTTTTCAATCAACCAGTGTTCTATCTCACGAGTGACAGATGATTTACCTAAGCCTGTTCCGCCTGTAAGTGTGACTAACTCACCCGCCCTAAGACCTTCTAGCTTTTTATTTAAGCCGCGCCAAGGATACGGTATAGCTGTTTTCTTTTCTGTCCGTAGCTTTTGATAGGCTTCAAACTGATCAGATAAATTTAATACACCAGAAGGCGTATAGACTTTAGATTCCCAGAAAGCACTGACGTATGCCGCGTGTCTACCTTGGCGTAACATATCGTTAGCATCTTTGTAGTCTACAGGGAGTGTCATGATCTTAGCTTTCTTAGGTGTTAAAAGCTTAGCAATTTCTCTTGCCGCTTCTTCTCCGACTTTATCATTGTCAAAGTTTATAACAACAGAATCAAAAGACTCAAGATACTCAAGGCTTTTCTTAACATCAGCAACGCCTCCTTGCGCCCCTGATTTAATAGAAACGACAGGCCACTTAGAACCCATAAGTTCGTAAGCGGCCATCGCATCACATTCGCCTTCTGTTAAAGTTATAAACTTACCGCCTGCTTTAAACAGGTTCTCTCCAAACAACCCCACTTCCTTGGCGCTTCCTGTCCAAGAGAAATGTTTATTTTGTCTACGAACTTTAGTTCCTGCGAATTCATGTCCGTTAAAATAAGGGTAGTAGTGCTTATCTATCTTGCCATCTTTTGTAGTTGATTTAACTCCGTACTTCTTAGCTGTAGCTAAGCTTATCTTGCGGTCAGTCAATTCATTAAAGGTAGCAGTGTAACTTGATACTTGGTTTGAACTCTGTTCCATCTTGCTATTCCTTTGATACACTTCAAAGTCCGTTACGGTATCTGGTTGGTGTACTTCCGATGTACTATAGTTTTTAAAATACTTAGAGCAAACAAAGCACCAAGCAGAACCATCGTCATTAATACTGGCCCCATCACTGGAGCCGCATTCTAAACAAGGTTGATGTAATTTAACAAAAGGCATACGCCTTACTCCTCGTTGGTTTCCTCGTTAGAGTTTTCAATGATTGCATCATCTACTAGATGCTCGTCCATGCTACCAGTGAGAGTCATGATAGATGCGCGGGCTAGTGTTACGTTCAACTCTGCTTCGCGTAGCTTGCCCTGTGCGTTTACTAAGACTCCGAATACTGACTGTCCTTCGGGTGATAACTGGCCTACGTCATATGTAACATCGTCTTTGATGTAGGTGTACTGTGGTGTGTCACTCATAATTCATCCTCCATGTTAGTTTCAAGTGAGTCAAACTCTGAGCCATCAGGTGATCCAACCTCAATAAGATTAATAACCTGCATAGCTTGGAAGTCTAACCCTTTAAAGGTCTTACCTTTCCAATCTGATTCCCATTCTTTATATTGAACTTTAACTTCGGAACCATTACCTACTCTAGCATCTAAAGTATTTTTGTATGCATCCACTAGTCGCGGAGCAGGACGAATCATACCATTAGGGCCATTCACTTTACGTTTAATTACAACTGCGGGGCCTTCATCCATCTGCTTAATATTGAACCCGCGTGATTGAAAATCTTCAGCAGTCTCATCATCGACAACTAAATTAACCGAATATACTGGTTCAAAAGTTGTGTTAGGTGTAGTTGCTGAAACCCAATAAGCTGTACCTTGTAATATTGCCATGTTGCTTTTCCTCTTTGGTGGTGGTTAAAATTGAGGGTCGAGTATAACATACTGTTCCCTCGTGTCAAGTTTTTATTTGTTTATTTCACTCTCTTTTTTTAGTTCGTCAATCATTAGTTCAGAAACATACAGCAGTTTAATGCCATAAAATAAAGAGAGTATTGTCACAATTACTAGTATCGTATTCATTTTATTATCCTCTTAAAACTAAAATAGAATTTGAAATAACAAGCAGTACAGACAAGACCACTAAAGTTCTTATGGTTTTAATGTATCTTGTTTCAAACTTACTTTTCATTTCAATCTGTTCTTGTTCCACCCACACTGCCGCCTTTCGCAGTACGTTTGAAAACCCTATCTTCACTGTAGCTTTGTTCATTTGTTTTCTCCTGTTTAAATATCCTGTCAAAATTACTGTCGTATTGTTCCTTGTTTACTTTCCGTTGGCGATCTCCTTTCCCGCCATGAGTTGCATCACTCATCCTCCTGCCACACCTTGCCGAATGTTACTATCATAAAGGGCGCAAGAAACACAACGCCCTCAAACGATGCCGCACTTATTGAGCCTGTCATTGTATTACTAATCCACACTGGCTTACTGTCTGCGAATTCTAAGTCGATACCTACACCGTTGCGTAGATTAAAACTCAAGTAGTACTCTCCGAAATTAGCTGTCATAGTTTATGCTCCTGTACAATATGGTTTAATGTATTCGCCAACAGTTAAGTCAGACGAGGTGATATGATTTATTACTACTCCCCATTCCTGAAGAGTCCAGAGAGCCTTGTCACCGCATACTAAATCTAATACAGCATTCTCTAAGGCGTGGTCATTCTTTTCAAAAATGTAGCGCACCTTGAGATGCGCTTTGGATTGTAAATTGAATGGGGCGTTGGCTAGTTTCATGCCGCTAACCTCAGTACAGGCTCAGACTTGATAGCCTTTCGGATTACTTGCTGTCGCTCATTCTGGATTGATGCTATGTTGCGCTCACTGGACTGTCGAACCGCGCCAAAGTGTGTTGACCAATCGGTCATAGCGTTATACACAGCCCACCAATTAGCACCTAAACGATTTCTGTAGATTGAATCATACATTCTCCAGATATAATTTAGATTTTCATTGCGTCTTGGTAGTTTGTGTAACAGATCAGCAGGGCTATAGCTATGCGAAAAGCTTTTAGAACCTAGCTTAACGTCCAAGGCATCCGCAAAGAAATAGAAAGCCTCCATGTCGCTGACCTGAGTACCCTGCCAAGCCTTCCATAGTTCACGCTCATTGTTGAAGACATCTAAAGACTTAACAATTATATTAGCACCGTGTTCTATGTCCAAGGACTGAGTGTGCTTAGCCTTGTAGATGGCTACCTCACCGCTGACAAAGACCTGTAGATTTGTACACGCTGATTGAACTGCGGCAACACTAATCATGAACGGCCAAGTACCGTCAAAGGATGAGGTCGATAACAGACTAAGACTAGCCCTGTCGCCATCCCCTGTTTCGTATGTATGAGCAGGGAGGTTGTACTGCACAAAACATCTAGCACCGTCATGACTAGTTCTTATTTGTTCTGTGAGTCCAACGGTATTTAGATCAGAACGCTCCAAGATATTTCGGGTATTGTCTATCATCTTCTTGGGTGCTACAGGTTTATACCCACGGCCATGAACTCCTAACTCTGCCGCTGTGTCAGTCCTATAGATTATATTTTTAGAACTTTCATAAGCATCTAAATAAATTAAAGGCGCAACCTCTATATCAAAATCAGCATCACCATATCCACCATTCCTTAAACCTTGAACGGCACTTGCATTACTAAACATATTATGTACTGTATTCATTTCACTTCTCCAGTTTTAGTTTAAATATTATATAACAATTACATTTACACATCAAGCTAAAAATAACTTGACCACATTTTAAAACTCTTTATAATAACCTTTAAAGGTTTTAAAGTTTTTATTCATTCATATTCATCCTTATTCATATTCATCTAAAGGATATTCATAATCATCTTCTAAATCTTTAAAGGTTATAAAGTCTTTATAGCAGTGCATACAGAGTTGATTGCTCAATGGATGATCAAAATAATCTGTTAAACACATACTACATTCTAAGACTCTTCCTACTCTTTCCGATCTAATCGCCATTGAGTGTGTCCTCGTCTTTAGTTATTAGTGTTGCTGATACTGGTGCTGTTTCTACAACAGCGATACCGTACTTGTGCCACTTGTCCCGAATGTCGGGGTTGTTTGCAAACTTCTGCGCCTCTTCAGGACTTGATGCCGCAACATCTACATAGTACCCAATCAACTCAGACATTAACACCTTGTAT